CCATGGCGTTCCGTTTGTTCCTACGTCTGTACTGGCATAAGCTCTCCACACTCTGTCACGAGATACACGAGAACGAGGGCACACAATGACACTGAAAGCGGGAGACCTACGCGCGGCGCTGATCAAGCTTGACCGCCGCTATGAGAAGCAAGGCGGTATGACGCAGGTGAGCCTAGCGAGATTGCTGGGGATAGCTCCGCGAACCCTGAGACATTGGCTCGCGGGACGCGGTAAAGCATCTGAGCCGTTCGCGCTGCTCGTCCAATTGCTACTAGAGCGCAACATCTCACCTGCACAACTGAGGAGGATACGCAAGGCATGGAGCGAACCGACAAAACCGAAAAAATCGTCGCGGAGTTGATCGACGTTCTAGATCGTCACTTTCCGCGCGCACACGAGGACTCACAGCAAGCTAGTGACCGCTGCATCGCAGTCTCTAGCCTGACTGTGGCGCTGTTCCTCGCGCAACGCTTCAAGAACGGGCAACGCGGCCGCATGGACCTTTTCGACGCATTCCAGCAGATGGTACGGCGCGCGCTGGTGGAGAGCGCCAGGATGGGCGATGCAGTCGATTAGGCAATTTACACCGCACCAGTGATTTACACCGCACCAGTCGATTTACACCGCACCAGTCGAAAACGAGGCACACGAATGAGCACGGGCAACGTCTTACTGACGATCATGGTGTTCTGGATAATGCTGTTCTTTTTACACCTGATCAGTCTACTCAAAGAGGCAAGGAATGCTTTGCGGGCGATCGAGCGGCGCCAGCAGGCTGAGCTGGAGGCCCTCCACAACATCGCAAGGTTCGCTGGTCAGTCATCCAATGCACTGACCTACATCGTGAACAGGATTGAGTTTTGGGACCAGTACAGGAGGCGCGATGCCGCCTAAAGACAAGCTGCCGATGGGCGAGATGCTCTTCGTCATCAACACCGCGGAGAAAATGCGCGCCGTGATGGAGCGAAAGAAGCTGCGCCGCGCGAAAGCTCCGTGTCCCAAATGCCGCGGCATGCTGCACGCGGCTCTCTTCTCCGGCCGCGGTCCGAAGGGAACAGCTCTTCACATGCAGTGCGACGGCACCTGCAAGATGGTTTACATGGAATGAGAAACCAAGAACGTACGGCCCTGCTCGGGCTGCTGAAGAGTCTCGCTGCGTCCAAGCAGACGCTGAGCAAAGCGGAGCAAGCCTCCGGTCATTACGTTGTTACCGGAAAGAACGGCTTCCTCGAAACTGTCAACGGCCGCTTCCTGATGCACGTCCAATATGCCTCCCTGCGGAGCTGGCAGCACGTCAAGCGCGTTTTGAAATGCACTGTGGTGTTCGAGGGCGACAACGGCGGAACGCTGCTCCTGGAGCTTCCTATTGAGCCTGAGAGGGCAAAGCTCGTCCGTCGATGGCTCGGGATCAGAAAAGGAAGGTGGGTGTGATGGCGCTTAACGACGCAATGCGATTCGAGCTGCACTTTCTCGACACCGGGCAAGAATCCACAAGCAAGCCAGACAAGCGATACCCGCGCGGGATCGACCTGGACCTTGCAGGCAAGCGCGCGCCCACCTGCGTGACGCCGCTGCCCTACCCGGCGCCGCGCGTCGGCAAGTACGTACTGCATTGCATGCTGTGCGGGCAGCGCGTCCTGATCACTGTGGCAGGTCGCCCCGACGATCCGCGGTCCTGTCGGCTCGCCTGCAACATCCTTCAATGAGCTGCACGGAATCTCCCGTACGGCTAATTTCGTGCAACTGAGGAGGTACACAAACGTGAGTCAGAAATGTCGAATCATCGCTTTCCAGGTCCCAGGCTCCCGCGCAGGCGAGGCAATCACAGTCGCGCGCTGCGACGTCCACAACTGGGATATGGGGTACGGGCTCGCGCTCTCCGGATTGACTCAAGGGTCAATGTGTCCGCTGGGCCGGATCGAGCAGGCTGTGGATGACGGGGTCGACCGATTCAATCGCGAGATATTTCAACAATTTATGCAATACATGTCGGAGAGCACCAAGGCTCGGGAGGGCATGTTCAAGGCGAGCGAGGACCTGCGCACTGACCCGGAGGCTGCGCCATGATCGACAACATTACCCACCTAGCTCCACAGTGGTGCCTGTGCTGCGGCGCCAAGATCACCGCGGCCGCGGAGATCGAGGACCTGCCGGTCACGCCAGAACCGGGCAATTACAACATCTGCCTGCATTGCTGTCATATTCACGTCTACGGCGACAACTACCGGCTGCGAGAACCTACGGCTGAGGAATTTGCAGAGGCGATCGCCAATCCTGAGGTGCAAAAGACGCTGGTTTTTGCCAAGACTTTCCAGGCATTTCGAGACGTCAACGCGGCCATAGGGGTATCCAGCCTGACAAACGAGCTGCTGCTCGCCACGGACCCGGCTGAGACTGCGCCGCAGTCTAAGCCGCCTTTTGAGGGTGAGACACCCCCGTCTCCCCGTGAACAGAAAAGCAACAAGCGCGAACGAATCACAAAGCACCGACGAAAATAGCTCAGCTTAGTTTTCGCCGGTCTGCTACGGCTCAGCGGCCGCGCGGCCCGACCATAGCCCGGTCAAAGGTCTGTACCTCCCAACCCGGCTGCGCGGTTCCAATGTAGAATCTCGGGAATAGAGCGATTCGATCGAGCGGGACCCCTAATCCTCACGAGTTAGGGGTCCGGCCCGTTGCTCCCAGCCTGCAGGTGGCGGACCTACCCACTCGGAGCCTCTGACGCGCGCGTACGCCACGCGCCGCCCGCACTTCGCCCGTTAATATGGTGCCGGGGGCAGGATTCGAACCTGCGACGCTTGGGTTTTCGACCCAACGCTCTACCGCTGGAGCTACCCCGGCATGGGGTCGCTCCTATTGGTAGACCCACGAGGCCCAGGCGGCTTGCGGCTGTAAGTGCCGTTCTCCCGCCTGAGACTGACACCTGCCTTGGAGCAGGCGACCTGCAAGCTCGCCATGGTGGTGCCCAGGCGCGCGGCTATCTCGTCCCTGCTGACCCCCTGCGACGTCCACAGGGCAACCTGATCGAGGGCCTCCGGCGTGAAAACCCGCCTGCGTACGAGGTTCTCATTTTTGGTCGACGAAGGTTGTGAGCAGTTGCCGCTAGTTTTTGGCACAACCACCAGTCTCGTCATTTTCTCGAGTTCTGTTCGGCGCTGCAGCAAAGTCCTGCGCTCCGCGAGGAGCTTGCGCAGGTCCGTCTCAATGGTGCGCAGCATGTAGTCCAGGCGCTGGCGCTCAGCGTGAAGCTGAGCGCGCCAAGAATGGTGAGTCGACGCATGCATGGGCTCACCCGTGCTTCCGGTGATCGTGGGCGTGATCGGCGGCATTCTCGGCGGACCAATCATTCGGATCGCACCACTGGCACTCCGAATCCATCTCGTCATTGACACAGCCGCAGCGCTGGCACTCCCAGGAGCGCGCCGGTAAATCGTCCGCGTCGGGACGGCAGTAAGCTGGATTTAACATTGACAGGTTCTCCCGCTGCGGAATGCAGCGAGAGATTGTCTAGGACCAAACTGCAGCTAGGTCAATAGGACCTAGCGCTTGTGCTTGGCCTTTTTCTTCTTGGGTGTGGGATGCTTGCGGCCGTTGCGCACGCGGGTGGGGGGCTTCACAACCTTTTTCATTGGCTTGCGCTTCTTTTTCGGCGGCGGCTTGGCGTCCGGATCGTCCTTTTCGTGCAAATCGTCCGTTTCGTTCTCGCCCATGGGCTCCCGCTCAGGGACCTGCTCGTTTGCCGTCTCGCGGCTCTCGCCGCCCTGCTCCAGGAAGCTCACTTCCTCCTGCCGGTATTGCTCGCCTGCATCCTGCTGCATTGCCGTCTCCACTGCTGGTGCAAGCTCGGGGTCCCGCTCCTGCACGGCTTCCAACACTGCCTCTTCGGGCCTGACCCCGATCCCGCAGTCGCAGCGGAACATGTGCCACTCGTTCTGTCTGTCGCAATGGATGCAGCGCCAGCGTTTTTCCGGAATAACCATCTGACCCTCCATAATCTTGGTCATCTCGATTTCCCAAAAGAATACCTCACATGAGATGCACACGCCCCTGATTGTGAACTGCCCTTTCGTGGCTACCCTGCAGTGCATCAGCTCGTCACCGCATCTAGGGCAATGGGTGATCTGAGCGTCCAGCGTCGCCTTGAGCTTCAGCATGATTTCCATCGGATTGTAAGGCATCACTTCCGCTTGGAAGCTTTCGGTCTCTGCTCGCTCCATGTTTAACCTCCACTGTGGGCCTGAGCCCGTCTACAACCTCATGCACGATCCCGCGGAGATTCGTCATTTGCTTTTTGAGCAGTCCGATTTCTCCAAGCAGCTCCGACACAAAAGCCGCGCAGAAGAGCGACTCTATCTCGTATTCCTGCGGCACGTCAGGGTAAGTTTCGCTGTAATTCCAGCGATAGCCTGCTGCGTCGCGCCAACGCCATGCATCAGGGCGCCTGTACTTCGGGGCCGTCATCTGTTCCCTCCGGTAGTGACCAGTAACCGTCCTTTTTCACAATCCCCAGGCTCTCAGCCGCGCGGAAAATCGTTGTCTGCGGAAAGCCGCCGCGTGCGTCCATTGCTCGCTGGACCGCCTTATGCTTCATCGGCCCGTCGCCCAGGATGTCACGGAGCACATCGCAGGCTGCTTGGTGCGTATCGCCGCCGCCTCCGTTGCCACGCTTCTTAGGACTGACCAAATCGTCAGCGCGGCCCTCCATGGTCTTGCCCCAGCTAAATATCCCCTCTGTGTCTTTCTTTTCGATGATGTCGAAAGTCATCAGATTAGGAATCTGACCTACCGGGTTGCACTTCACCACAGCCATAATGAAGTGGCTGGCGTCCTCCGCGCTCCGATGTACTGAGATGACGATCCGCGCGAGCCCGCCTATCGAGACGTTGCCCTGCCCTGCGTGGATTGCCCGCGTGTCTCCGCGCCGCTTGACCAGATGGCGGATCACTACGATTGAGCAGTTGTACTTCTTTGCCCATTCCTTCAGCGGGCGCATGGAGCTGAGTGTTGTGTTGCCGCGATCCGTGTTGACGGTATCGCCTACGAAAGCGTTCATGGTGTCAAAAATGGCGAGAGTGGGCCTGTGCTTCTCAAACTCAGCTTCAATCGCCTGCGCATGATCCGGATCGTTCCATTGCAAGGCATCATCAGAGACTAGAAAGTTGTCTGTGCTCTTGAGTCCGTTGTCCTCCAGGCGCCCTTTGACAGTTGACCTGAGACTGTTCTCAGCATCGAACAGGAGAACCATGCCCTGCACCGGCTTGTTCGAATAGTTGTACCAGATGGGCAGCTCGTCTCCGTCAGCGATCGCCTTGCCCAGCATCTCCATCACGTAGCTTTTGGCGTTGCCCGGATCACCCTCGATAATGGTCAGCTCTCCGCGCGCCAGCATCGGATGAAAAATCCAATCGGTTCTTTCCCTGCTCAGGAGCCCGATTGATTTGAAGTTGATGATCGCGCCATTCATTTCACCAGCGTCATGGCCGTTCGCCTTGCCCAGCCGCTTGGCCGCGGCTTTGTCGATTTCCTTTCTGAGCTGATCGGGCCGGTTCTTGAACTTGTTCCAAACAGTGCCGCTGATCAGCGTGTATATCTCGTCCGTCGATAGGCCCGCGCTGAGCAGCTTGTGATAGGCGCCGAAGAGAACCTTGCTGCGATCCGTTCCAGGTGGGATTTTCTCGCGGAACAGCATGGGCCGCAGCTCTGCGATTTTCTTTTGATACTTCTTGTAGATCGCGAGCGCTGCACTGGGATCGTCGCTGCTGGGGGCTGCATCGACCTGTGGCAGGAGATTTTCTAGCCCAGCGATGGTGTAGACCGGCCCATTATCCCACAGGAGCCGTACCTTGGGCTCCTCTTCGTACTTGAAGTTAGTTGTCCCATCGACGCGAAGCACCTGCGTGGGGTCCCAGCCGCCTTTATCGGCGCCCAGGTGATAGGTGAGTCGCTGATTCAGCTCCCAGGTGATCGGCTCATCCACAAGCCAGTACCCGACAAATCGACCGGGCGATGATTCGAGCGCGATGGTGGGGACTAGCTCGCAGGAGTTCGGATGCACTTCGTCCAGGTCCGCGTACAGGTAATTGGGCGGGACCGCGCTGGACTTGCGCCGGAATTTATCCCTGAAGCCGTGCGGGCAGGCGTAGACGTCATGCTTGGGGTGATTCTTTATGAACTCCCGAACCTTGTTGAAGTCTTTTCGTGCGAAGCAGTGGCTGCGAAATTCGCCCTCTTCGTTTTTTGTGGCGAGGAAGAAATAGTTTCCCTGCTGCTTGCGCCATAATGCTGGAAACAACGCTGACATTTAAATACCCCGGAGCGCGAGCCCTCAGGGCTACCATACTCGAAATAAGTTGACACGCTAATTTTCACCGTATCTAGTCGGGAACGCAGTCGGGACTTTGACAGGTTCGCTTGACTGTTGTGGGAGGGGCGAGTGAGCTACCCCCTCCGTGCCCCTCCCGCACCCACTAATAGGCGCACACATGCGAGACCCACACTGTACCTTGTGCCGTCTGCACAAGACCTGCAAACACGTCTGCCTGATCGGCGAAGGGCCTACGCCCTGCGACGTCATGGTGATTGGTGAAGCACCCGGAGAACGCGAAGATTCGACTGGTAGACCTTTCGTGGGATCGAGCGGAAAGCTGTTGAAGCGACTGCTGGAGGACGCGGGGATCGACTACAAGCGAGCATATCTCACCAATGCCGTCCACTGCCGTCCGCCGATGAATAAGACACCGACGCCCGCGCAGATTCGCGAGTGCAAGGTATGGTTAGACAAGGAAGTGCAGGCGGTCAAACCCAAGTTTGTGCTGCTGCTCGGGAACACTGCGCTGCAGGCTTGGACGGGAAAAACCGGCATTCGCAAGATGCGCGGCCGCGCGCTGGAGCAAGCGGGTATGGTCGTGATGGCGACCTATCATCCGTCTTTTGCGCTGCGCGATCCCATGAACGGCTTTGTCATTCAACGGGATATCCGCAAGTTTGCCGATTGCATCGAATTTGGCGGCGTACCCTACGAGCGCTCGCTCAACGTCAAAGTCATCTCGGGCTGGCGCGATTTCATGCCGATGCTGGACAAGCTCTCCGGCTGCGTCGCCTATGACCTGGAGACAACACAGCTCTACCCATGGCAGACGCGCGTAGACCTGCTCTGGCAGGAGCCCAAGATCGTCAGCGTCATTCTGGGAACAGCCACAACGCAGTACGTGATTCCGCTCAACCACAGCCAATCCCGCTTTCCCGATCAGGAACGGATGTGGCCGATGCTGCTGGCGCGGCTCTCGCAGTGCTCTGTCGTCGGGCAGAACCTGAAATTCGATGTGCTCTGGACATGGTGCCAAACCGGCATTCGTCTACATATAGCGAATGACGTCATGTTGATGCACTACCTATTGAACGAGAATGACAGGCACGATCTAGAGCACATGGCGCAAATCTACTTCGGCGCACCGGAGTACGATATCCCGCTGGAGGAAAAACAGGGCAAGGGTCCGCTGGACCGACATGTTCGCTATGCCGCCTCCGATGGCTTCTACACCCGCAAGCTCCGCTTCAAGCTCGCCAAAGAGCTGGCCAAGGTGCCCAGTCTGGAGAAGCTGTACAAGCTGCTGATGCTGCCGCTGGCTAACCTTTACGTGGGGATCGAGCATCACGGCGTTTTCATCGACCGTACCAAGCTCAACGAGGCTGAGAAGTTTCTCGTCCAGGAGATGAAGGCTCAAGAAGCGCAGTGGAATAAATGGGGCGCCGGTGTCAAGATCAGCTCGCCCAAACAAATCGGGGAGCTGTTCTATGGAAAGCTCGGAATCCGTGTCATTGCACGCACGCCTACGGGCGCAGCTTCTACTAGCGAGTCAGTGCTTAAAAGGCTGCAACACCCGGCTGCTAAAACGCTCCTCAAGTGGCGAGAAGCTAATAAACAGTATGTTGGATTTGTCAAAGGATGGGCACCGTTCCTGGTGGGAGCTAGACTGCATCCTTCCTTCAAACTACATGGAACCGTTACCGGACGGCCAAGTTGTGAGAATCCAAATCTCCAACAGACGCCTCGTGATCCTCGTATCCGCTCCCTTGTCACCGCGCCGAAAGGAAAAATCCTTTTAGAGGCGGACCTATCGCAAATCGAGCTGCGCATTGCCGCGTGGATGGCGCGCGAGCGCAACATGCTCAAGGCGTTCTGGCGCGGCGATGACATTCACTGGCTAACTGCCATGGCAATGTTGCGCCGGAGCGAGAGCACCTACCGCGAAGTGGTGTTAGCCACAGTTGACGAGCTGGAGGGCTTCAATCCAGATTTCAAAAAGGTGACCTACGAGAAAGCGCTGGCGTACGTCCAGAAAGCCGGACCTGACGCATGCGCTGAGCGTGATCCTCTGTGGAAAGAGATTCGATATCGCGCCAAGGTGGTTAACTTCGGTTTTCTGTACGGCATGGGCTGGAAAACTTTCAAGGACTACGCCTTCAACGAATATGAAGCCGTGCTGACGGACACTGAAGCTCAGCAGTCGCGCATGGACTTCTTTGAGTTGTACCCTGACCTGCCCAAGTGGCATGACAAAATGCGCCGCATGGCGCGCGGGCAACGCTATGTCGACTCGCCCACAGGGAGGCGCCGGAGGCTGCCCAACATCCGCTCCGATGACGACTGGCAGCGCATGGCGGAGGAGCGTCAGGCGGTTAACTTTCCAGTACAGAGCTTCGCCAGCGATCTAAACCTGATGGCTGCGCTGCAGCTCAAGGAAGAGTTCAAGGATCGCGTCGATATCGTCGGTACCGTGCATGACAACATCCTGGTGGAAGTGGAGGAGTGGGAGCACCAGCGCATAGCGCGGCGGCTGCTGGAGATCATGCGCGCGCCGAAATTACTGAAGGATTTCCAAATCAACCTCACTGTGCCAATCGAGGCAGAGTGCAAGGCAGGAGCATGGAGCGATGGAAAACCCGTTGTTTATACAGTCGAACAAAGCGGAGGACAGGAGACTCCTCCAGCAAAGCCACGCCACAATCCTGCGGCTGCTGGCGAAAGCAGCGCGGGACCCCAACATCGCCAAGGAGGTGCGCGAGCACGCAGGGACGATGCTGCACCTGTTCTGCACCGGGCAGATGCGCCTCAGTCTGCACGCCCAGGAAAACATCGAAAGCGTAGCGCGCGCGATCGACTCGGCGGCGAACAGGCTGAATTTTCCTTTCCGGACCCCTCCAAAAGACAAGCATGACTGAGGACACGCAGTACTGCGTATCGCTGGCGATGATTGGCCTCTCTATCTGTGTCCAAGTGTTCCTAATGGCCTACAACAAATCTTGGTGGCTTGTCGTCTCCTACATCCTACTGGTGATGGCGTTCGGAAGAGTTGGCGCTGGGCTGTGGTTGCTACGACATGGCTACTGAGTTTTGTCCGCACTGTCACCAACGCATGCCGTCCACAGTGAGGCACGGCGTTGTCCTGACGAGATTGAAGGCACGAATTTTCGACCTGATCAAACGATCAGATGGCATCAACGCTTCAGATATTAACGAGCAGATTTTTCATGGGAGAGTTCAACGTGAGACGATCAAAGCGCACATCTGGCAAATCAACGAAGCGCTTGCCGACACGGGAGTCCGCATCTGGTGCACGGACACCCAATACCAAGTCGTCACTCGAAGAAACTGGAGCGAAGCAGGATGAAGAGATGGCACGGAAAACTGTCGCTGGTCACGCTCAGGATAAAAACCAGAAACAAGCAAGCACCATCGACCTTACGCAATCAGCGACGGCTGGCAAAACGTACTTCGTTAGCCAGTCAAAAGTCCAAAGCTGGCGAACCTGCCGACAACAGTACCACTACGCCTACAACGAGAACCTAGTACCCAAGAAGCCGCAGCGGCCCTTCATGTTCGGCACCATCGTCCATGACATGCTGAAGGCAGACGCCATGGGGCAGGACGCTTGGGCCGTCTACGATCAAGCGACGGCGATCAACGAGCGCGTGTTCAAAGAAGAGGAGGAGATGTACGGCCGCATTGCGGACGATATCGCGTACATCATGGAGGAATACTTCAATTTCACTTCGCCGCTGCACCACATCCCCGTGAACGGCAAATATGCGGAGCAGGAATTTGAGGTACCGCTCGTCAGTGACGAGATCAGGCTCAAGGGGCGCATTGACGGCGCTGTCTCCGACAAGCGGCTGAAGTGGCTGCTGGAGCACAAGACGCACAAGACATTTCCAGCGCCGGAGAACCGCTGGCGCAACATGCAGAGCGTGATCTACATCAACGTCGCCAAGGTGCACTGGAATCTCAAGCTGGACGGCACCTGCTGGGACTACATCCGCAGCAAGCCCCCGACACGCCCACAGATTACCAAGAAGGGCATCTTGAGCGAACGGGCGATCGACACGCTTCCCAACGTGATCGAGGAAGTCATCCGACACAACAAGCTGATGACTACGGGCGCAACGCTGATCGCCCAGGCCAAGCAGAACCGGACCAACTACTTCCAACGCTACTACACGCCCATCAGCCCGGAGATCACCGGGCATGTGATGGATGACTTCAAGAACACAGCCGTTGAAATGTCCGTGATCGGCGCCAAGCACAAGCAGCGCAACATGGGCAGGCACTGCGACTGGTGCAAGTACAACAAGCTATGCGCTGCGGAGCTGCAGGGCATGGACGTCGATTTTGTCAAAGAGAGGGAGTATCAGGTAGATGAAGCCACAGCACAGGCGCCTGTCCGGGAGATCGAGGATTAGGCGGCGGCGCGGTGAGGCAGCAACCTCGCCGCATGAGGAAATTCCTTTCGAGGGTGACGAGAAGCCCCCGATCAGACCCGTGGGGGAGCTGGCCAAGGAACAGAGCTATGCGTTCTATGGCCGCTCCGGTTCGGGCAAGACAACGCTCGCCGCCTCGTTTCCCAAACCCATCCTGTTCCTCGATATCAACGATAAAGGCACCGACTCGATTGCTGATATCAAGGATGTGCATGTCTGGGAGATCACCAAGGCGGAGGACATTGAGGACGTCTACTACTTCCTGCGCACCGACAAGCACGAGTTTAGAACCATCGTGTTCGATACCGTGACGGAATGGCAGCGCATGGTCATAACCGACGTAACCAGCAAGAAGCCCGGTGCGCCGATGTCTTACAAAGAGTGGGGCCTCGTGTCCGGTGAAATGAACAAGTGGATCGTGGACTTTCGCAACCTGCCGCTCAACGTCGTTTTCGTTGCCCAGGAGCGGCTCTCCAGCGATGACGAAGATTCCAGTGATCAGCAGCTCGTCCCCTCTGTGGGCTGCGCGCTGATCCCCTCAGTCGCCAATACTCTCAATGCCGCGGTCCGCGTCATTGGCAACACGTTCATTAGGTCGGAGAAGGTCACTGTCAAGGGCAGGGATGGGCGCCCGGTGAAGCGCGTCCGGACGCAGTACTGCCTGCGCGTTGGTCCTAACCCGATCTATGTCACCAAGATTCGGAAGCCGAAAGCGTTGGTCGCTCCGGATTTCATCATTGATCCAACGTACCCCAAACTGATCAACATCATCAAAGGACTGGACAATGCGAAATAGTGGCACACGGAGGCGGCGGACGGCGGGTAAGGACAGCACCGTCAGGGTGGACTTCACCGGCGTTGTGCCGGGCTCAGGCGGCTTCCGCATGGAGCCGGGCGAGTACCTTGCCGAATGCGTGGAGGCGGTCCAGGAGGAAAGCTCCACAGGCAATGACATGATCACCTGGAGCTTCAAGCTCCTGGAGGGCAAATTCAAGAACAAGACGATGAAGTACTGGACGTCGCTCACTGAGCAGTCCCTGTGGAAGCTCCAGGACCTGCTTGTCGCGTTCGGGGAAGAGCCCCCGACGTCGAAACACGATATCGACCTGACGGACTACCCGGAGCAGGAGGTTCTGTTGGTCGTCGGTGACGACATGTACGAGGGCAAGGTGCGGTCCAAGATCATGGAGGTTCTGCCCGCCGATGAAGCCGACGACGGGGAGGAGGACCCTGAGGAGGACGAGGACGAGCGGGAGGATGCCCGCCCGGCCGCTCGCGCTCGCCGCGGCGCGCGCTCTCCGGACCGTGAGGAGGCCGAAGGGGACCAGGACGCACGCCAGCCGCGCGGAGGCAGGCGCCAGCGCACCAAGCTGGAGCCGCTGGACGCGGATACGGTCCAGGAAATGGAAGTTGGCGACCTGAAGCAGACGGTCACGAAATACGGCCTTTCGTGTGACCTTGACGACTACAAGACGCTGCGCCGCAAGCGGAGCGCGGTGATCGAGGCGCTAGAGGAGGCGGACTATCTCGCGGAAGCCGGAGACTAACCGCCAAAAGAAAACCCGCCTGCTTCTTGAGAAAGAAGTGGGCGGGTACTGGCGCAAGATTCACGGAGGGCCGTTCCAGGCGGCTGGCATGCCGGACCTAATCGGCTGTGTAGAGGGCTACTTCTTTGGATTTGAAATCAAAGAACCTGACGGCGGCGATCCCACCAAGCTCCAAGAGGAGAACCTCAAAGAGATCGCAGAAAGCGGCGGCTGCGCAGGTGTTATCATTGACCCGGCCGATGCTGTCAGGGTGGTACGAGAAGCTCTATCCAGAGCAAGAGCTGGCAGCTCGCTTCGTCCTCTCGCGCCTCAAGCACGGCGGCGGCGCGGCGCTTTTATGCGAGCAAGGGACCGGCAAGACAATCGTAACCCTCGCGATCATGGAAAAGCTCGCGACGATTAACGTTCTGATCGTCTGCCCGAAAACCGCGATTTACGCCACATGGGGCAAGCGTCTCCCCGCCTACACTGTGGGGGTTCCCAGGAGCACTGCAGCAGGCAAGAACAGAAACAAGGGTTTCTGTCTCGTCAGCTACAAGCAGTTTGTCCAGATGCGCGATCGAGCGTCCCGCTTCCGCTGGGACCTAGTTGTTTTCGATGAAGCTCAGGGACTAAAGGACCGCAACAGCGCGCAGTCTCGCGCAGCTCGCAAGATGCGCGATCAGTACCGACGCCTGATCCTCACAGGCACGCCGATTGACGAGCAACCCATCGACCTGTGGGCGCAGATGCGCTTCGTCGACGAAAGATGTTTCGGAGACGATTGGAAGCTGTTTGCCGCGGTGTACGTCCGCAAGGGCGGCTTCATGAGCAAGCAGGAAATCTTCCGTCAACGCCAGCTCAAGCCCTTCCTGAAGGCGGTCACGCCCTACTGCTACCGGCTCAAGCTTGAGCAGCTCCCCGCCAAAATCATTCCCGTGAAGGTCTACCTGGACCATGCCCAGCAGCACATCCACGATCAAATGCAGGAGCACGGGATTGTCAAAGTCAACGGCATAACCTTCAAAGCGGAGTTCGCCGCCGTTAAAGATTTGAAGTGTTTTCAGGTAGTTGGAGGCTTCCTTCACCAGGAAGGCACAACGGTCCGCGTGGGGGAAGCGAAGTATCTGGCATTAAAGAAGCTAATTCCCAAGCTTAAGCGTCCCGTCATATTTTGTCGTTTCCTTGAGGAGATGAAAGACGTAGAGATAGCACTCAAGGCACACTACCGCAGAGTGGAAGCCATCAATGGAAGCGTGACTGACTCCAAAACCAAGAGGCGCCGCACTCTTATTTTGGAACAGTTTCAGGCTGGCTTGATTGATGCCCTCGTAGTGCAGGCTCGCACAGGAGGAGTAAGCATCGAATTTAGCTCTACCCACGAATGCGTGTTCTATTCAATGGGCTACTCATACATAGATTTTCAACAAATCGTCGCTAGATTCAGGCGCATGGGACAGACACGCAGAGTTTTAGCGTATCTGCTCATTGCCCGCTTCACTGTGGACGAAGAGCCGTACCAGCGGATTTTGCTGAAAGCGGAGGGGGTAAAGCCAGTGATGAAGCATATAGAGGAGAAAAGTACATGATTGCAGGAGTCCCGCACCTAGTCAGGGTCACGGGCATGACCCCCAGCTTTATTCGGCAGAAGCTGAAAGCTGCCGGGTACAAGCGGCAAGGTCGTGCGTATCGGTTCAAGAGCAAGCAGGCGGCGGAGGACGCTTGGACCAAGCTGCACCGTCCGTGGGGGCACAAGGTTCGCTATGTCAAGGTGAAGCCTTCCGGCCCGGTCTACATCCGTCAGCGCGTGAAAGAGCATCACGCTTAGAAGTGATCACCAGTAACCACAAGGCACACACATGTCAGCATTAGATGAATTGGATGCCGTCGACTCAAAGATCACTGAGATGATGGCGCACTGGCGGGTTATCTCAGACACGCTGCAAGCGGCGCAGCGTGAGACTCGCGACATTCGCGATCGACTTGACCGCAAGGACCGCCCAGGGAAAGGCGTCGCCAAGGAGACCATGACTGCCGATAAGCTGGCGGCGATAACAGGAAGCTCTGGAGGCGCCACGCACCTTGCGGGCGGGAATGCCTCAGGAGGCGCCACAGGCGCCACAGTCGCTGCTGCTGCCTCTGGACTGCGGCCGCGCCCAGGTGACACGGCGCCTTAAATAAGCTACAGAGCTGAGCGTTCATATCAGCTTGCGAATCCCCTTCAATCCCCCGCCTCTCCAGCGGGGGTTTTTTCTAGTGCGATCGCTGGCCACCCCTCCGACGATCGCCGCCCGTCCCAGAGCACATGCCACAGCTTCGTGTACTGCTGCTGAGACACGATCGTGCCCTCACGCTTGCTCCAGTTGACCTTGCTCTGCTTCGCCTGCCGCACAGACATGTTGCTCGCAACCGCTTTCGTCAGGCGCACCCGGTCCCCGACCTGGAGCTTCATTTGAGCAGAAAGGCGAGGATCAGGCATGCAACCGCAAGCCAGCCGAAATTGATCGAGATCGGCGGTCTACTTACTTCCGTGACAAACAGCGCCGCGATGATGGCGAACACGAAAGCGAACACCAGCAGGATTTGTCCGGTCATGACCCTCGTTTGCCTTTCCGTCTTGGGAGCTTGCCGGGCTTGTCGCCTTTTACAAACTCTTTCCCCACCTTCTTAGGGATTCCCAGGGTGGACTTGCCCTCCGCCGCAGCATACATCGCGCCGCGCTGGGCCTGTGATTTTGGCTTTGGGTATGGGGGCACGTACGATCCTCCTTGGCTGTGGCGCGCAGATGTACGCGCGCCGGTGACAGACTTCCTCCACGTCTCGAAAAATGCCGATCCCCACAGAGCAGGAAGGCAGCGCCAGCTCACCGGCGCCCAGGCACTCCTCCTCGGAAGCATAGGGGATAGCCATGGTGACGGGTCCGGACGCCAGCAGCAGGACCAGGACCCACTCCATCACTTCTCCCTCTCGATACGGTCCCTCACGACGTCGCAGCTTTCCTTCAGCAGATTGAACTTGCCGTCCGCCATGTTGACAACGCAGTTGGTCCCATTGGGCAGGTGATCCCCCTCGAATGGCTGCCGCACCGTGTCAACCTCCCGTGGGTTGATGTCAATCGTGCGGCCATCTGGACCATGGAAGGTCAACAGTCGCAGCACGTACATGACAGAAAGCAGCATCATTGCTGGTTTGGCAGAAGCGCCATCCTCCTGCGGGTTTCCATAGCTACAACCGTTTCCATGACACCATTGCGAAACGTCTCCATGACGGCCGCGGTGCCGCGCGTCTGCTGCGCGTTCTCAATCAGCAGCATGGGCAACAGCGAGAACGCACAGCCCCATTGATTCATCGTCTCCTCGCTCTGCGGGTTCTTGCCGGTCACCTGAGTCCACAGAGGGCACTTGTGGCAGACCTTGGAGACGTCAACCTTGTGGAACGGGCACATCTGCCCAGCGCGGGCGTGCGGGACTTGCTGCGGGTACGGAGGATTGGTCATCAGTTTTTGCTGCACAAAATGAGATCGAGATACTGTACGGCGAGATTCATTGGGTGAGTATGCCCTCCTCCCCCGGTGTTCGTCGATGTCACAGCGATTGTATTTGAGCCGCTGAAGGCGCTGTACTGACCCCAGGACGAGCTGTCGCCTGTGGCAGGCGTCCAGAAGCCGGTTGAGGCTGCGCCAGCCCAAGTGTTGATGCCGGACGTTGTTCCAGGGATGTGGACGGACGAGCTGCCGCCCGGATAGACCGTGATGGTGTTGGCGCCGCTGGACGAGATGCCGGGGATTTCAGCCGCCGTCAGCGTGTGGCTGCCGGTGACAGTGCCTGCGGCGAACAGCGTGGAGAACGAGATGGTGCCGCCTGCGACGCCTCCGGACCCGGAGACGACACGCAGCGCCTTATCGTTCTGCGTCGTGAGCTTGGTCCATCCTACAGGCGCCGCCGCTTGCCAGAACAACATCACAGTGCCACTCGGGACACCGGAGGCGATCTGCGCGTCTACATACGCCTTGGAGGCAGCATCGGTGCTGGCTACCGGCGTAGCTAGGAGCGTGAGTTGCCCCGTCATAGGGGCGGAGCCGTCCGTAAACACGACGTTCTTTGTCGGGACCGGACCTGCCCACACTATCCATTTGGCGCCATCCCAATAATACTGCGACGCATTCGGTAGGGCTGGGCTCGGGTAGAGCTGACCCACAGAAGGCGAGGCGGGAAAATCAAAGGCCATTATGCATCCCTCCCGCGTCGGTCAACCCATCCAGCCGTAGCTCCGCTCCACGTCGGACCTGTGCCGTTCGCCTGCCATCTAATTCGGCCTGAGGTATCAGTTCGAATATTCCAGCTATTCGTTGAGTTGGTGCAGGTGCCGGACACAACGAAAGACGTTGTGGTGCCGCCCACTGTCGGAGCTGGCATGTCCGGCGGGCTCATGGTCATGGTCGCGGCGTTGGTGGCATAGTCAGCGCGCGCCCAGCCGTAGGCGTTGACCTGGACGCCAGTAGGCACGCCTGCAGAGATCAACGCGGCCGCAGTGGCGAATGCCACAGAAGACGCGATGGTGACCGGAACATCCCATAGGAAGTCATCGCCAAGCTGGTGGAAGAATTGCCAATTGCCGCCTGC